ACTCAACAAAGATAAATATATTTATTACAAAACATAATAATTTTTTTATTAATTTTATAAGTGTTTGATAATTAACGTATTTATTTTTTTAAACTGCATAAAAAAACCCAAATAAATGAATATTTGAGTTCTATTTTATATACAGTATGTCAGTTTAAAACTTATGTATTGACTATAATTTGTGATTTACTAATTTCGTATTGATGCAAAAAGTTTCCAAGTTTGTCAACTAATTTCTCATCTAACCAACTTTCAGAATCTGCATAGAATAACAGGCAATGCATCAACTCGTGAAAAAAAGTGCTATCAATTATTTCCTGCTTGTAATCAATCCAAACTTTTTTACTCTTAAATTTATTAGCTATTATTATTTTATTCTCAAATGGTATGAACTGACCATAACATTTATTTTTGTGGCAGTATTCATTGTCTATGATTACTTCAATTGTTTGTCCTAATATCTGAAAGCTACTTATCATAGTTCCATTAGTTCATTGATTGCGGTCGTGCCATTGATAATAACACCACATCCGATAGCGGGTTTTTTTCCATACTTGGCGTATGAGAATGCTTGGTTTTTATGGTCTATCCCCGCACCGATTTGCATTCCAAATACTTTAAAATTAGCACCAACAAACCATTCAGTGTAAGCCTGTATATGCAAATGTCCTTGTACTGTACTCATCATATCGGATTTGCATTTAATCTTTGCTGTGCCACCTTCTCCGTGTAAATATTGAACATTGTCTATAATATGCCTATCCACGAAATTCCAAGTAGGTACTTCAAGTACATCTTTGTAATCCTTGATCCATTTTTGTGATATGCCACCAGTTTGCGCCTTTCGCATAATTAGCCTATCGTGGTTTCCTATAATAACTGTTGCGTTAGGGAAGTAATCGTGCCACTTTTTAAGTTTACTAATAGCAAACTCTAACTCATCACCGCCACCAATTGAATCAGGTATTGTTTCGTGGTAACTTGCAAAATGATTATCTACTATATCGCCAATAAAAACAATATCCGTACACTTATATTTAGTGTAAATATCTTTACAAAATTCAAAATAACCATCTAAACAAAATGGTTCGTGCAAGTCACCAATGACTAACACTCGTTTCTGATTATTTTCTGCTCTAAATATTTTGACTAATTCAAACTCCTCGTGCGTTATTCTTGGTCTAAATTTGCCCATTAATTCATTCCAAATAAATTCTTGATATAATCCAAAGTTTCATCAGGTGAGGTTATATCTTTCACCTCAATAAAATGCAACCGATCATTGATTTGCTTTTTAGCATCCTCAACATTCCTTGCTCTTACTATCGTGTACATTTTACGACCATTGAATTCGTATGCAATCTTATAATCTTTCATAATCATTAATTGGTATTTTTGGACTTAATGTATTATTTCTTATACCTCATTAGGTATAATCTCTTCAGCTAATTGTGCAATATGGTTATCAATTACAACTTCAGGAAAGGTAACACCAACTAATAATGATTTAAATGCAACAAAAAAATCTTCAATTCCTGCATCTTCACTTAACTCAATTGTGTGCTTCATTCCGAATGCAGTTACACTAAATATTATTTTATCCATTATCGTTTAAATATTACTAAAATAAGTATTGCTATAATTACAAGAATCCACCATTTTGCCTCAAGTATCATTTGGTCAAACCAACTTTGTTTTGGGCAGTCTAACGGTACTTCAATCAATACTTTTTTCTCGTAGTAAATCGTATCACCTTTGCACTTACCTTCTATGTATATTTTGCCAAATTTCTTAACGTAAACAATTTCTAATTTATCTTTAGTGATATAAACCGAATCTACAGTATCATTAAATATCGTATCGGTTCGTATCGTTTCGGTTATTATAGTATCGTGAATCGTTAGTATTACACTGGCTGTATCTTTTGAGCAGAACTTATCTATTGCTTGGTTCTTTGTGTAGCAGCTACAAATTAAGCAGTATAAAATGGCTATTAAGATTGCATATATTGATTTCATTTGCGTTTGTTTTTTAACTTATATAAAACTTTCCTTTTTAATGTCCAATATTGTTTATATTGATTGATTTCTGAAATAAGTATTTGCTTTGCTAATTCAATATTCATTTGCGTTTTGTTATAACATTGTTCGTTTTGTTATTACTTATTGCTGTGTGTTTATCTATTTCTTTCTGCTTGTATTTAGCTTCGATTATAGCCACTATTTTTGCTCGTTCTTTATCTACACTATCTAAAGTATAATTCACTCTCTGCTGCTCTTCTTTTAACCAATCCATTCAATATTTTACCACCACCTTTATTCCACTTTGCAAACTCTAATCCTATTGTAATATCATTTGGATTTGCATTTACTTTTTTTAGCAAGGTACTGCTTTTTAAATTACCATTTCCACAGTTGTAAGCAAAGTCAACTAATGCATCAAATTGGTTTTGGTTTATGTCATCACGACAATAAGAATCTACTGCTTTTTCGTACTGTGACAATGTTTGCTTTAGTAATTCAACTGCTTGTAATTCGCTTATTGCAATATCAGTTAATTTAACTTTTTCGCCATTCGCATAAAAGGTATTTCCATACCCAATAGTTGCTACTTTTGCTGGACACAAATATGGCTTTGAACTAAATCCTTCAAACTTTTTAATTAATTCAATTAAATTATTACTTGCTTTCGTTATCTTCATAAGTTTACTTTTAATGTAAATTTGTTAACTAATTAGTTTACTTTTTAAATTTTTCTACTGAACTTAATCCTAATGCACCAAATGCTAATAAAGCTACTGCATCCACAAGTGCTGTACTTGGTGCTACTTCTAATGGACTAAACGAATTGTGATACATTGTAACACATAGCATAATAGTGCATAGAATACCTGCTACTCTTTTACTTGAGAATTGCCCTTTCTCATCTTTTATAATCTCTAAAAATTTCATACTATTTCATAAATATTAGTGGGAACATTATTATTCCCTGTACTACCATAAACACAAATCCCTCTATTGTAAATAATTGCTCTTTTTGTACTTCAACTATTTGTACTGTTTGTACTGTGTCTATCCGTACAATTGGTTTTATATTCTTTAGCCTTTCAATTTCTTTCTTTTGATATACGAAAGTATCATTTACTGCCTTAGCTTGAACGAGAGTAAAAACAACTACTTTCTCGCCATCAACTTTCCTAATTACTTGGGAATAAGTTGAACTGCTCCACAGTATCAATAGGCACAATAGTATCTTCATAGTGTTCTAATTTTAAAGTTAGTGTTTTGTTTTCCAATTCTAATGTAGCAATTTTACTTTTAATAGTTTCAATATTTTCTTTTTGCACTTTTTCAGCTACCTTTATACTTGAATTAGCTTTTATAAAATTAGTTTTACTTTTGGCTAAAAGCGAATCAATGGAATCAGGATTTGCGTTTTGTTTGTTATCAGTTTTTAAAGTTGAAACTGCAATGGCTAATGTAGTAAATATTAATAATACTGTTTTCATTTCATTTGCGTTAATATATCCAACTTCGTAACTGCTACTGCTAATGCACTATCAGACCTCTTTAAAGCTATGCTTAATTGGTCTATTTTGTAATCCATTATTTCAATCTTAGCATCACTTTTGCTAATTTGGTCTTGATACATTAGCTTATTATCTACGTATAAATAACCAACTGAAATGATTATCAAAAACATTGTTGCTTTAAACGGGTCTTTCAGAAAGTCTGAAAATGAAATTGGTAAAGGTGATGCCATTATTTAATTGGATTTATTGGTAAAACTATTTCATCGTATTGCACCATTGCGAGTATTTCTGCTTCAGTAAATAAACTTGATACATCAGTATTAACCACTAACCAATTAAATCCGTTTATATCAACTATTGGATTAGCATAGTCATTTGTTGCTTCATCATTAGGTAAGCCTAAAAGAACACAGCATTTTGTATCTAATTCTTTGAATCTTGCAAGTGTTTTGCATTTATAGAATCGTGGGTAAATTATTGAATCTTCCATTAGTTTATTATATTGGTATTTGCTCTTTTTAGTTTCATTCTCAAACTATCATATTTTATGTTCATAATTTCTGATGCTTCAATCATTGTCATTGCTTTATTATTTAAATAAACAATATGGTTATTACGTTTATTTCTTGCTTGTTCTTTTACTGTTGACCATTTACAATTAGATGCTTCATAGTTTCCATTAACATTTATTCTATCAATAGTAAGTCCATTACTTAAACCCATATCATTGATAAAGTTTTCAAATGTTAGCCATTCTTTACATAAAGTAATTCCACGACCTCCATAATCTTCATATTGTTTATTGGTAATATCTAAACACCTACTCTTCATATTCCTCCAAACTTGGTATTCTCTTGATTGCTTTAATCTCGGAGAATGACCGTGTGTTGTAGATGCTTTTTTTCTTTGTTCAGCACCATAACAACCGCAGGATTTTGATAGTCCTTGTCTTAAATATTTACCACTAACAATCCTTTCATTACCACAATCGCATTTACATTTAAAATGTGGTCTACTATCAACATTGTCAACTCTTAAAATTACTTCATAACGACCAAACCTTTGTCCATTATTTACTTGTATCATCTTTGTCATAATGCAAATATAGTCAAATGTTCGGTAATTACAATACATTTATATCCACTTAAAAAGCATTTTCATTTATAGATTTCATAAAATTGTAGGTTGCAGTTTGTTGTGCATTACTATCAGCAATTCCTGTAATTAAATGTGTATTTATTATAAAATTTGAAAATCCATCAGCACCATTAAATAATTTAACACCTGTCAATGTATTGTCATTTAAAGTTCCTGTTGTTTTTGTGCCATCATTCTTACTAATACTTGAACTTGCACCATTATTTACAACTGCAAATTGTGATAAAACATTTAGTGTTAATCCACTACTTGCTAAATCTCCTGTTGCAGTATAGATATTTAAACCTGTGCCTACGTTTGTATATAAATTAAATTTATTAGCAACCAATGCATCTGAAACACTTTTAACCGCATTTGCTAATCTTTTTACTGCCCAATAACCACTTTTAACGCCTGCAATTGCAATTGTTGCTGACAAAGTATCATCAACACCATCACTCATAACTATCGTTTTTGAAACGAGTTGTCCTTTATACCCCGTCGCTGCTGTTCCTGTGTTAATTGTCCAAACTTCACCTGTTGCACTTGTCCAAGCAGTTTGACTTGTTGCTGCGTTGTATGTTGCAGGGTTGAAGTCTACTACGGGTGTGCCACCGATTGAGTTGGATATTGTTGCACGATATATTTTGCCTTTCATTATTCCTGCAGTTGCTAAAGCAAATGAGCCAATTTCTAATATAGTAGTTGAATTAAATATAGGTAATGCAGGTGATGTTACTGTTGCTCCTAATTTAGTATATGTAATTCCATTAGTTGAAGTAAAGAACTCAATATTACCACTTGATGCAATTCTTGTATATTTTAACCAAATAGGAACTAAATTTGTTGCACTTGCTGCAACTGTGCTTGTATAATAACTAAATCCACCTGTTGAAACTTTTATTCCAAAATAAAGAGTACCGTTTGACCATTGGCACGTATAAGAACGCTGTACACTTGTATCATCTTTACTAACAAAAACTACTGCACTTGTTATATCATTTAAAGCTACATTTACAATAACTTCAATATCACCTGTAATTTGATTAGCTGCTGCATTGGGTGTTGTAACATTGTTATTTGCTACCCCACTTCCCCACCAATAATTATCACTACTCGCTCCGTTATGACTCAATAACAATGGCTGACTTGCTGCTGTTGTTTGTACTGCATCACCTGCTACTGTTAATGAATAAAGTTTCGCTGCTGCTTGTCCTGCTGTTGCACCTGTTCCTGAACCTAATTTATAACCAATCCAATGAGCATCGTAACACACTGGCACGTTTGCTAAATCGCCATAAATAGCCTTTAAACCCTTTACAAAAAAGTTTAATCGTGTTAAGTTTGAAACTCCACCATCGGCTATTATACGATTGTAAATAGTTTGTGCATCTGAATCAATGCCAGCTCCAAATACATCTATTCCAATTCCTATTCTATTACTCATTGTTTTGCAATATTATTTATATTATTATTATTTTATGTAACTAGCTATCAATCTTTATAAAATGTGAGCCGTTATCCCTATGCATTTTGAACATAATTAAACTATTTGTGCCTATTTCCTCAGTTGGTGTAATTGAATCAAATGTTAATGTAGTTGATCCTGCAGCACTGTCACCATTAGCAACCAAATTAAAGCTTGTACCTGTTGCTATATTTATCAATACAAATTTATCATTATTATCTAAGTTATATAAACTACTTGAACAAGTCAATGTACTTATTGCAGCTCCACTGGCTAATGGTGCATCTAACTTAGCAATTAATGGTAAATAAGGCAAAAATAAATCTATAAAATTATTTGTAAATCTATTGTTATTTGCAGCCACGCCATTAGCACTCATAATTGAATTATAAGTATATTTATTTTCGTTTATTAAAGCTGCAACTTGCTGTTCTAATTTTGATATTCTTTGTGAGTCTGTCATATTCTATCCTATTAATACTGTATCAGTCCAATCGCCATCAGCCTCATTTGCTACTGTTGTTATATTTGTT